TGTATAAACTACCTGCCATTTATGTTGGCGCATACGCAGAAAAAGATGCTGAAATAACTTTAGAACTTTGGCAAGAATTAAAAAAAGAAATACTTCATCAAGATCTTAATTCAATTATGAATATGGAAACAGAATTGTTTCCGTGTCTAGTTGATATGAAATTTAAAGGCGTTCGCGTGGATGTGGAAGCAGCGCACAAATTGAAAACCACATTACTTGAACAAGAAAAACAATCATTACAAAAAATAAAAAAAGAAACAGGAGTAGATATCCAACTATGGGCAGCAAGATCGATTGCACAAGTTTTTGATAAGCTGAACTTAGACTACGATAGAACTGAGAAAACATCGGCACCTTCCTTTACTAAAAATTTTTTAGTGAATCACCCCCACCCACTAGTGAAACATATTGCCCGGGCTCGTGAGATAAATAAAGCCCATACCACGTTCATTGATACCATAATCAAACATTCTCACAAGGGAAGAATTCATGCAGAAATTAATCAGCTTAGAGGAGATAATGGAGGAACAGTAACCGGAAGATTTTCTTATTCTAACCCGAACCTCCAGCAGATTCCTTCTAGAAACAAAGATCTTGGACCACGGATCAGGTCATTATTTATACCCGAGGAGGGCCATACATGGGGTTGTTTTGATTATTCTCAGCAAGAACCTAGATTGGTAGTACATTACGCAGCTTTACAAAATCTGTATGGAGTAGACGAAGTATTAGAAGCCTATAAGAAAGGAGATGCTGACTTTCATGACATCGTAGCAGACATGGCAGAGATCCCTAGATCACAAGCTAAAACAATAAACCTTGGTCTATTCTATGGCATGGGAAAGAATAAATTAGAAGCGGAACTGGGAGTGAGTAAAGATAAAGCTGAAGAACTATTTAAAAAATATCACAACAAGGTTCCATTTGTAAAACGATTGATGGATAATGTAACGCAACGGGCAGAAAATTCTGGCAGAATAAGAACATTACTCGGAAGATTGTGTAGATTTCCATTATGGGAACCGAATCAGTTTGGAATTCATAAAGCCTTACCACATGAAGCAGCACTCGCGGAACACGGACCAGGGATCAAGCGTGCTTACACATACAAAGCATTAAATAAATTGATACAAGGATCAGCTGCTGACATGACAAAAAAAGCAATGATAGATTTACACAAAGTAGGTATTATACCCCACATACAAATTCATGATGAATTAGATATATCAATTAGTAGTGATGAACATATACTAATGATAAAAGAGATAATGGAAGATACAGTTTCTCTTGAAGTTCCTAATAAAGTAGACTATGAATCGGGG